GTTCACGGTTGCCAACATCATCGAGTCAACGGTGCACAGACTTTCTGGTTACTTCAAGAACGTGCATGTTGTCTGCGAGTACGGCAACCACGGGCGCATCGGACGCAAAGGTGACATGCCTGGTTCGGACAACGTGGACCGCATGGCGTATCAGATTGCCTCCGAGCGTTGTTCGCACCTCAAGAACGTGACTTGGCAACAGTCGGCTGACTGGTATCAAATCGCCACCATTGGCAACTACAAGATGCTTGTGGTGCATGGTGATGAGATTCCGTCGTTCGGTGGTCAGACCCCGGCGTATTCAATCCTGCGCAAGTGCAACGCATGGGCAACCTTCATGGACTTCGATGACGCAATCATGGGCCACTTCCACACCCCAATCAACCTGACCATGGCCAATGGTGGGCGCATCTGGGTAACGGGAAGCCCCGAGTCGGACAACCAATACGCCAAGAGTTTTGTGGCTGCGGTTGGAAAACCCAGTCAAAGACTGATGTTTGTTGACCCGGATAAGGGCAGGGTAACCTGCGAGTATGTCTGCTGGCTTGAGTAAGTGCCCATGGTCCCTGGTGGCAATCCACTGGATTGACGCCTTTGATTCAGCCAATGGCTGGATCGGAACCAAATCCTACGAGCCCAAACCTCAGCACGTAATCAGTGTTGGTTGGCTTTGGCCAAACTTGCTTGAGGGTTACGTGTCGGTAACTTGTTCTTGGTGCCCGGATGAGGAACCAGAAATGGATACGGTTGGCATGGTTACGCACATACCGACGGGCATGGTGCAGAAAGTTGTCATGCTCGAAGAACCGCGATGGGTTGCGAACGGAGCCCAGACGCTGTAGTCTGTCATAAAACGAGCGAAGGAGGCTCAATGAAAATCAGGAAAATCAGCAAGCCGACGCACGGGTCAGCCGAATGGTTGGCGTTGCGTTGGAAAGATGAAGAAGGTCTCGCCCGAATCTCAGCGAGCGTCGCGGCTGCCATTCACGGCAGCCATCCATATGTCACGGCAGCAGACCTCGCCGCCGAACTCATGGCCGCCGAGCCGCCGCAACCCAAAGAGCAAAACTCAGCGATGAAGCGTGGCACGACACTTGAGGGTCCAATCCGTGACTGGTCAGCAGAGATGCTGGGCTGCGAACTGAGCGAGCCACAAGAGATGTACGTGTATGAGGAGGATGGCGTCAGACTCATTGCAACCATTGACGCCGTATCCGAAGACGGCACCATCCATGAAATCAAGACCAGTCGCAAGCGCTGGACTGGTGAACTACCGGACATGTGGTACTGGCAGGGGATTCAGCAGGCAATCTGTTCCGGTGCAGACAAGATTGTCTGGTGCATTTTTGACTCAGACCTTGATCTGAAGTTCCATACCCAGACGGTTACCTCCGATGAGAAGCAGGTGCACATCGAGGCATGCCGCAAGTTCCTGTCCTTTGTGGATATGGGCATGTTCCCAGATGATGTCATCCCCAGTTACGAGAACGTATCAAGCCTCAACCCGCACGCAACAGACGGCAGTGTTGAGTTGTCACCCGATACTGCATCGTTGGTCAAACAACTGACCAAGACCAAGGCAATGATTAGCGAACTCGAAGAACACGCCTCTGCCCTTCAGGCAGCAGTGTGTCAGGACATGGGCGATAAGTCCTACGCCATGGTTGACGGGGTAGTTGTGGCTACATGGAAGAACGTGTCACGTACTTCCTTTGACCAAAAGAAGTTCGAGAAGGAACACCCGGCTCTATACCAGAAATACAAGAAACAAACCACATACAGGCAATTCAAGACAAACAAGGGAGATAAGCAATGAGATTCAACCTGGACAATTACGAGACAGTGGAGGCACGACTCGCCAAGTTTTGGGAGGACTGCCCGAACGGCCAAGTGTTTACGTCCATCTACCACTACGACGACAACAGGGTGGTATTCAGGGCTGAGGTCTACAAGGACATCAGCGACCCACGCCCGGTGGCTACTGGCTTTGCCGAAGAGGTGCGTGACGCCAGCCCAGTAAACCGCACGTCTCACGTAGAGAACGCAGAGACGAGTTCAATCGGAAGGGCGTTGGCCAACTGGCGCTATGCATCCAAGACCCAGCCCCGACCCAGCCGTCAGGAGATGGAAAAGGTACAGCGCATGACCAAGGCTCCAAGCAACGATGCTGATACCGTCAGCAAGTTCCGTGCAGCATGCGCCAAGGCAGGGCTGGATGCACAGGACGTGGCTCGAGAAGCACAGGTTGACCTGAACAACCTGAACGACTGGGATATGCCCAAGTTGCGAGATGCTTACAAGAAGATGCAGGCCAAGCCAGCAGAAGTAACAAAGGCAGAGTCGTTTGTTGAGAACGTACAGAAGGCTTTCCCTACGGTTACCGAAGAAGCACCAAAGGTAAAGGACCCAGGCGCTCCGGCTACCAGTTCACAGATTGGTAAGTTGCGTGCCATGTTGCTGGCCAACGGCATCGGTGAGCGACCCAAGCAGACAGACGCTGTATCCGACATCATCAACCGTCCAATCAGTAAGTTGGACATGCTTACAAAGGGAGAAGCAGATGCAGCAATCAAGACCCTCGAAGCACGCGCCAACCGTGAGTCCTGAACGTGAACGCAAAGGGTACTGCCAAGGCAACATCGACAAGTGCACCAATGAACCGTGTCCTATGTTTGGCACTCTGGGAAGAGCCGACAGACGTGGCGTACGCAGAGTTAGAGGGTGTTCCGATCCTGCCGCTCGCGGTAGAAGAAATCGAACGAAAGGGGATTCCAAGGCTCGTCGTGCCCGTAAGAAGTTGGGGCTGGGCGGTTATCTTACGCGTCACGAAGAGAACTGGGGTGGTGCTTTTCGTACCGAGATCAAAGCAGGCGCGCAAGTCGGTCCGATTGCTACCCGTTTCCAAGCCGCTAAAGCCCAGTCTGATGCGGCGAAGGCGCTGGGCGACATTCGACCTTTCGTCATGGTGGCCATGCCAGACGGAACCAGCAAGGGAATCGTTCTCATGGACCTCGACGACTTCAGCGAGATAGTATCCCTGTTGACTGAACATAGCAAATAACGGCAAGACAACGGGTCCCTTTCCTCCTTGAGGGCTTGCCGAACCCCGGTCGGTCGGTTACTGGTTTCCCACCGGCCGGGGCAAAACCCAAACTTCTAGTTAGGAGCAACAATGGATTTCATACCCAGGCTTCTCGGAGCAATCTCGGTGGTTCTACTTGCCATTGGGATTACCGACAGGAACTCAGCCTCAGCCCCGGTGACCATACCCACGACTTCGGTTGTGGTAATCACCACGACAACAACAATCGAGTCAGCCCCCACCCATACTGCCAACGACGGTATTCCGCCCACTTCTCGGTGTGGTATGTGGTGGGGGTTGGCCACCCAGTTGGGCTGGCATGCAGACAGCATGCCCACCTTGGACTACGTCATGTGGCGTGAGTCCAGGTGTGACCCGACCCAGCACAACACAACCCGGAACAAAGATGGGTCTACCGACATTGGATTGACCCAGATAAACGACAGATCGTGGTGCCTACCGACGAGGTGGTACCCGAAGGGATACTTGCAGACCATCGGCGTACTCAGTACTGTTGGGTGTAACGAATTATTCGACCCAGCAACCAACCTCAAGGCAGCCAAGGCAATTTATGACTACTCACAAGAACACAACGACAACGGCTTCCAGCCGTGGGGGTTATAGTTACATGGAACTACTAAGCGAATGGGAACTCGTCGACAACGACGACTCGTGGAAGAAAGACGCTGCGTGCAAGGGAATGGATTCATCCATGTTCTTTCCGGAGCAGGGTGCAAGCGTACAGTTCAAGAAGGCAACAAAGGTGTGCGCCAAGTGCCCGGTGTACAAGCAGTGCATGAACTTTGCGCTCGTCAACAACATCAACCATGGTGTGTGGGGTGGGCTTACTCCCAGGGAGCGAGAGCGCAGCACAGATGAACTGGTTGCGTCATTGCGGGGTGTGAAATGAGCGGCGACGAACAGGTGTTCCAAGCGTGGTTGAATGAAATGCAGATCACTGCAGATACGCTGCGCGAGGACAAGAAAGAACTTCTGGCTCGGGTTACCGAGTTGGAGGGACAAATAGCCATGTACAAATCCATGGTGGAACGACTACAACTGGCTATCAGCCAAGGGAGAGACAAATGACAGACAGCATGAATACCTGGTACAAACTGAAGGACGGAACCTGGGGTGCCAAGTTACGCGTAGTTGCCTCTGAAGGCG